CGTAAGCCCTGCGGTATCGGAAGAAGTTTCCCTCTTACGCTATCGCTGAGGATTGTTATGTCGCAACCTGCTAAAAATGAAAATGTTGGAGACACCTATGCTTTTGGTTACTATAACCAGGACACAGATGGCCTCTTTCATCACATTGGTAACGGGACTACGAGAAAACATATAGCCATTTATCCTGCCAGCGGAAACGCTGGTATGATAGCAGGCTTTAGAACTTGTAGGGCTTGGAATCATACTTGGTCCGAACAAAAACTCACTGGTGGCTCCTCACGGGGCTCCATTCGAGTTCAGTACGCTCCAGGTTTGTCCTATCCTCACCTGTTCTATCCTCAGGACGTCGACGCGTGGTATTGTAATGGCGGAGTATTTGACTTCGTCATGACAGTTCCACCCCTTCCGAGTAGCAATTTAATAAATGCTACGGAGCAAGCGGCGTTAAATAAGCTCAAGGACCAGGATGTTCACTTAGGCAATTTCATTGCGGAGGCCGATAAGACCTTCAAAATGTTTGTCGAAGCTGCTCGTTATATTGCGGGCAGTGTGAACAATTTCCGGAAAGCAAATCCGGTTCTGTGGTTAAAAGCTTTTGCAACTCAGAGAGGTGGTTTTCTCTCTAAGAAACAACAGGCTCTTATACCTAAGAAATGGCTTGAGTTGCAGTATGGTTGGAAACCAACGATGAGCGATTTATATGGCGCCATTCATCATCTGTCAAGGAGGAATCGTTTTCAGCGTCCTTATGTGTTTGTTAAAGCGCATAAGAGAAACACTGCAGACGGTACTCCAATTTCACGACAGTTGCAAGGTGGTGCTGCTCCTGGTTACTTAGCCGGTAATCCCGGTTGTGTAATCCAGACGTTGGATGTTCAAGATTGTTGGGTTCAACTTGTGTACGCATTGAGAAATCCGTACCTTGCAGAACTTTCCTCTCTTGGACTTATCAACCCTGCTGAGATAGTGTGGGAATTGACTCACTTATCATTCGTCGTTGACTGGTTCCTGCCCATCAGTTCCTGGCTTTCTGCATTAACTGCAGATGCCGGGTATGACTTTTTGACAGGTTCTTTGTCTTTGAAGAGTGTAAGGAAGCCAGGTACTTCTTACGAAACTGGTTCGCATCCCCCCTCTAGTCCTGTTCCCGGTAACCCCAGTCAGTCGTATCTGTATACTTATCCTAGTATACCTACGATTTCTGGAGAAATCGGCCAGTTCGAGAGAAGGTGTTACGGATCAGCACCCGTTCCCGGGCTCTACGTTAAGAACCCTCTAAGCTTCGACCACGTGGCAAATGCGATGTCATTGTTGGCTCAAGCTTTTCGCTAGGAGACAACGTCTCATGCCTGCACAGAGTTCAATTACTCTGAATACCAAAGTCTATACCCCGAGAGGCACTCAAAATGGAGTGACTACCTGGGCATTGGCTGGTGACGCGACCTTTGGCGGGGCACAGTCCTCTGTCACTGAAAGCGTTCGGGGACCCTTGAGTAACGGTATGTACCGGACTCGCTGGGTCGTGAGTATCCCCAAGGCTGCAAGCGCTGATACGGCGTGTGGTTGCACGGGTCAAATTGCGAGTACCGGTAAATCCGATATCGTTATTGACATCCCGACCAACTTCACGGCTGCCGAAAGGCAGGATTTTGTCGATCGTGTTCAGGCACTGGTAGCACTGTCCGTCTTTGACGTCAGTGTTTCCACACCTGAGGGTTCATGGTCGTAGGGAAACCTATTCCATGAACACATCACCTAATTTCTGCCGCTTTTGTGCGGCCATTAGGCGTACACTTTCATTTAGAGGAACCCTCAATGAAATCGACAAACCGTCACGCTCCAACTCTGGAGATTCTCTCCCAAACGCTAACAGTGTTCGGAAGACTGGGAATCCAACTCTCGTCTATTCTCAAAACGGAGGACCACCGAAGAGCCGTTTCCGTCGCTATTAATCCGAAAGGATATAGCGATTGGCGCGACTTCTTCCTTGATTACTCTGCTTTAAGTCTAGTAAAGAAATATCCGTTCTTGAACCTTCCAGGAGTAAACCCCCGGTTGGTTGCTGAGCAGAAATTTCGAGAGTCGGAACTTCGATGCCGTGAGAAGAACTTCATGTTCGCTCACCCTTCTAGCATACCTCATGAGTCTTACAGTTTGTTACTGCAAGCTCGTAGGAATGTTAGAAGGATCCTAGGGAAGTTTTCCTGGGATGGTACACTGCCCTTCCTTTCCCATGGTCCGGGTGCAACATACCGGACCAGGAAGGATCGAGGTCACCCATGGTATAAGTTCGGCGATATACGGCCGACCGTGACAGGGGAAGGTCTTGCTCTCCATAATAGGTTTTTGACCTATTGTGAGTTATGGCGTAACTTCCATAACGAGAACGCTATCAGCCCAGAGGTTGTTAGCGGGAGCAAGGTTACCACCGTGCCAAAAGATGCAAGATGCGACCGAGTTATAGCCATTGAACCTCTTCTGAATATGTTCTATCAGAAGGGGCTTGGTGGTTATATGCGGAGTCGCCTCAAGCGCTTTGGTTGCAACTTGAATGATCAGACTATTAACCAGAAGCTTGCGCTTCAGGGTAGTAGAGATAATTCATTAGCAACCATTGATCTTTCGAGCGCTTCAGATACAGTTTCCCGTGGTCTGGTTGAATTCCTTCTTCCAGAAGACTGGTTAACTGCATTGAAAAGCGTTCGTTCTGATTATACTGACTTTTGCGGGGAGAAAAATTTTCCTGCAGAAGTTCAGTAGTATGGGGAACGGTTACACCTTTGAGCTTGAAAGTTTAATTTTTCTCGCCTTAGGTTTGGCCGTCAACCAGCGTCAGAATGGCAGTACCATTGCAGTCTATGGTGATGACATCATCGTGGAAAGCAAAGTGGCTCATCATTTGATTAATCTTCTACGAGTTTGTGGTTTTGCTACAAATCACGAGAAGACCTTCATTGATGGTCCATTTAGGGAGTCGTGTGGAAAACACTACTTCCTAGGGTACGAAGTGACTCCTATGTATGTTAAAGCAGACATACAAACTCAAGACAGGTACCTTTGGTACCTTAACTCTGTGAGACGTTTCGCATTCCGTTTATTGGGAATGGGTTACGGCTGTGCAGATGCTCTGAAGCCCTTATACGATTCATTGTATGAACGGCTTAGTCCTGAGTCTCGTTCTCTCTCTATTCCCGATGGTTTTGGGGATGGAGGTATCGTTCGTGATTTTGATGAGTGCGTTCCTCGGCCAAAGCCCCAAAAGGGTTTGGTCGAGGGCTACGTTACTCGTCATCGTCTCCGGGTATATTGCAAAGCCATACCTCACGGTTGGCCGCAACTACTCGTATCTCTTCTGGCCCCAGGTAAATTATCCTGTGGCTATGTCGAGATGTCCGATAGCTTTAGAATGAGAGGAGATACTCCTTTAACGGGTCCCATTCGTGATTTCTTCCTTTCTGCCAGCGATGGCATTAAGGAGGATATCCCTTTGGGTATTCCGAAGAAGCGGTATAGATGGGCAGTCTCACGACTGTCTGTCCCACGGTGGGGGTGTCTGGGCCCCTGGGTTAGTCTAGGTTAATTACCTATTTCTTAACCTATCAGACACTTGTTTGTAGGAACTCTTCTAACTTCTGACAAGAGGCTTAACACTCCCCTTGCGTAAGAAGTTAGGGAATTTCCCTACTGGGACCTTTGATTCCTTCAAAGGTGTC